CTTGATTTCCTCGTATATTATCAGCTAGACCATTAACTAAAGTTATTCCCGCTTGAAACAATCTATCTTGTGCCCTAAGAATTCCAGCAACAGTTTGATCTACGAGATTCATACCTGCTTCAATAATACGTCCGATATTATTTGCAATCCCGTTGATAACCGCAACGACTATACTGACACCGGCGGTTATTACCCTTCCTAAGTTAGCTGAGATTCCGCCAAGGAACTGAACAACTAAATTTATTGCTGCAGCTACAATACTTGGCATCATAGTAGCTAACCCATTAATGAAATTAACTATTAAGGTGGCACCAGCAATGACTATTTGCGGTAGTTGAGACGAGAGTGCGGTTAAAAAGGCTACTATCATTTGCCCAACAGCAATTATCAGATCGGGTAATTTTTGGGTTATCCCTTGTATCACTGCGACCAATAAAGACATACCCGCAGTTATAATTTCTGGTAAGTGCGATGTAAGAGAAGTCAGCCAAGTAACGATTAAAGTTGCTGCAGACTCGATCAACGCTGGCAGTTGCTGTGTAATTCCTTCTAACAGCGCTAATATCAGCGATCCGCCGGCAACAATAATTTGAGGCAGTCCTGCTGTTAAAGCTGCTAATAAAGCCACAATGATTGCTGTTGCTGATAAAGCAATTTGCGGTACTAGAATAAGCATAGCTGCTGTGAAAGCTATAATTAGTTGACTGGCAGACATTGCTAATGAAGGTAAGCCTTGTGCGATTCCAGATACAATAGCAGCTACTATTTGCAATCCTCCTGAGATAATACCAGGTAATGCACTTGCAATAGCCGTGAGAATGCCCTCAATTGCCTTTCCAGCAGAACTTCCTACTTTCGGTCCGTTGCTTTGTAACCCAGATGCAAGCGAATCAAAGGCATCGATAATTTTATCTATCCCTTTTGATACGTCCCCGCCTCCTAGAGCCTTTGCAATCAATTCAAACGCTTTGATGAACAATCCTATAGGTCCAAGTAATCCAAGAAAAACTGACTGCAATATTTTTAGAGCAATTCCAAATGGATCTATTGATTTTTCACCGCTTTTGAATCCGTTAATCAATGAGCGAATTCCTAAAGCGATTTTGGTCATTCCGTTCCATAAGCTTTCAGGAAACACCTCTAAAAAATCTGCTTTTAAATTGGTTACACTTACCGAGAAATCATCAAGCGCTATTGCTTTAAAAGCTTTCGCCAGAGTTGAAATCCCTTGTACTATTCCTTTAGTACTTTGTGCGAACTGTGTCATACCGTTCCACAGAGATTCAGGGAATAGTTTGACGAACTGATCATGTAAATCAGAAAGACTTACACTGAAGTCGTTGAAAACAATGGCTTTAAAAGCTTGTGCCAGCAACTTAATGCCTTCAATAACATCTCCAACAGGAGCCATAAAAGATTGTAAGGTCTTAACCGCCCCATTAACCTTTTCTCTAAAGGTATCACTTGTGTTGTAAAAATAGATAAATGCAGTTACCAATGCACCTATAGCTAGAACAACTAGTGAAACTGGACTTGTTAGAGCCATAAAGCCGGCTTTGACCCCTGACATGATTGCTTTCAATTTCGCAAAATTGTTTGCTGCGAGATATGCTGCTCCTAATGCTGCAGCTAAAGTAGTTACTGCACCTACAACAACATATACAAGCGCAGGATTTTCTCTAAACACTTCTGCTAGCTTTGCCATTGCTCCACTAATTTTTTGAACAATTGCAAGAAATGGATCAAGCAACGGGGCACCAAAAGCTGCCCCTAAATCCGTGATGGCTTGTTTCATGTTTCCGATAACGTTCTCAAGACCACCGCCTTCACGTGCAGCTTGTCCTAATGCACCTGATAACTTGTTACCATCCTCAACCATTTGTAAAAGTGTCAACTGCTTCTGGGCTTCGGATAAGTCGTTAAAAGATTTGCCGTAAAGCTTATTTGCAGCTGCATTTCGAGTGGTTTCAGTGGATGAAATCCCAAGTGCTGCATCGTTTTCGTAGTTTCCTTTTAAATACGACTGTAAGCTCTCGGAGACTTCGCCAATTGATTTATCGTAAAAAGCAGCGCTGTCGGCAGCCGCTTTAGTTGCTCGACTAGTTAAGTCTAATGCGTCAGCTGTATCCATACCGGTCGTTTTTGCAAATGCAGCCATAGAAGTGAAGGCTGGTTTCAAGCGATTAGGCAGGATATTGGTTTCTTTCGAGATTGAATCAATGCTACTTTGAGCGTTCTTCTCTAAATTGCCGAACACTTGAGAAAATTGAGCATCCATTGCTTGCATGTCGGCTGCAGCTTTTATTGAAAAACCAGCAACTGCAGTTCCTACTGCCAAAATACTCAAACTAGCTTTTTTTGCAAACTCTGTGGACTGTTCAGACAGTGAGTTGAAGGCTTTAGATTTGCCGATTTTATTATCCAATTGTTGTGCAGCTTCATTACCAAAAGCCTGGTACTGTTTCCTTGCATTATCGGTATTAAATTCGACTTCAATAATTACGGAACCATCATTCATCCTTCACCTCACCTCTTTCTTCTTGTTTTTTCAACATGTATTCACGTTTTTGCTTAAGGTCCATCATTTCAAATTCCAAGTTTGCTCGATCTTCTTTCAAAGCCACCGCTAATTTTGCTTTTCTTATTTCTTCAATTTCATCTGGTGTGGCTTTTTCTGGGTATTCCATCATGCGAATCTTGATGACATTTTTGAACTTGGTATTCTCAGACAAACCAGCCAATAAATGGTTGAACTTATCCCAATGCAGTGTTCCCTTGCTTCTTTCCACCATCAAATCCATGCCATAATCCATCAAAAAAGAGGAATAGATGTAGCCAGAATCCTGTTCGAATTCATACCACTTCTTTTCCTCGTCTTCTAAGATATTTCCTTTTAAGTCACGTTTGACTGTTGTGCTTTCGAATTGATCCCCAGCAATCCTTTTGATGATAGCGTTTGATAATGGAATTAAATCATCCTGTGGAATAATGTCTGCTAGTTCTTCGATCGTTTCTGGAAGTGCTTCCGCCCAATCATGGGATAAAATTAGGATAATGGAATATAGTACTTTTCCTTCTTTAGATAATTCGGGATCTTTCCACATTTCGTACCATCGGAGAACACGAGAAAATTCTAGATTTAATTCATAAGTGTTTTCATTGATTACGATCGAATCATCAATACCCCAAGCAAGAGATAATGCCATAAAGCATCACCTCTATTTCTTTTTACCGTCGATATAGGATTGTGCTTTTTGTTTTGTTTGAAGCTTTTTATACTGGTCAGCAACTTCAAGGAATGCTCCGACAACCAAATCAATTTCATCATCTGCAGCATCCATCAGTTTATCGAACGATCCTTCACCCAGCACTAAATCAATAACGTCTTTGACAACAGACTCAACTTTATCATTAGCTTCAACGACTGCTCCGTAATCACCTGATTCAGAAGCGGTTTTGATAACCTTTTCTTGCTTTTGAATAAATTCAAGCATTTTGGGTAATTCTGACAAATACTGATCACGATATTTCTTACCTGTTTTGATTCCGAAATCTAAACCCGCAATTCTTACTGGTTGAACCTGCTTTTTAAAACCTACTTCGATTAAATTATTTTTTGACATTTATAATTCCTCCTAATTTTTATGTAAAAGAAAAAGGCTAGTACAATGACTAGCCTTCTGGGGTTGTATCTGGTTTGGTATCTTCTGGAACACCATTGAAAGATACTTGCATTTCAAAGTTACCACGGTTGTTAGGTCCCCCGCCGGTATGAACAATACCTGACAGAGTTGCATTACCTTGAATTACCCGACCGTCTGGCTCAGTATGACGGAAGAATACAATTCGATCTTGACCAGCTTTATTTAAGCGATCGCGTACAAATTCTTGCGCTGGATCAGTGGCATATTTTCGATGACCTGTAAAAGCATAAACACCAGTAACACGTGTGATATCGGTGTTTGATCCACCCTTATCACCGTAATATTCATATGTTTCAGATGATTCATCTTGGGAAGGTGTTGCTTCCTGAATACCATCTGCTAGCTCGTGAACGGTCGTAGGTGGCACAAGTTTTCCATTTTCACCAACCGTTGCAGCTACACCGATTTCATATTTGTTCATCCAGTTAGGTGAATAGCCTTCACCAGCTGCAAAATACTGTAAATTCATTTTCATGAAATTTCCTCCTATTTACTTATATTTAATCGAACAGTTAGTACATAAAGATATGCATCATGTTCTTGAATTCCTAAATTTCTAGGTTGCGTGTAAATTTCGCTCGAATCAAACAAAAATGAGCCATCACTCGAGCGAAGTGTGACCCATTCGCCATTTTCTTTTCTTGGCAATTTATCAAAGCTATCTGCAATCTTCCAAGCATCGTTAAAAGCTTGTGATTGGTTTGTGTTTTTGATAATGATTTGAACCATGAACGGAATTTGCCTGTTTCTAGCCAAGTCCTGCTGTCCTTGTCCGGATGCAATCCCTTGTATAGATAAATCTCGTTCATTGTCCTGAGGAGGTTTGTCTTCTTGAATGACTTGCTTCCCAGTACTTGTTACTCTTGGTGTTTCAAGTCCTAATAAGCGTAAGTGATCAGCAACTCGTGCAAATAAATCCATCACAGAGCCTCCTTAATCGCTTTTTCTGCCACATCCAGTACTTCATCCATATCTTGAGCTTTCGCAACCTCAGCCCACCGTATAGATGCTTGAGGATTGTGGTTTTTAGATGGAGTTCCCCTATAATATGCGTACCCAGCATACTCTGTACCCCATACCAGCTTTCCTTTTGGGAAATCACTATCAACCCAAACACTAGCTTCGGTTGCCCCAGTGTCTTTCTTAACATACTGATTAGCCGCTTTAGCAAATGCGATTGATGTCGGATTCAGAGCGGATTCGATAGCTCTCTCAATACGATCGAAATTACCTTCAAATCTCCCGCTCATTGCAACATCACCTCAATATGATGTGGATTTAACTGGTCAGTGAACACCTCATAGCATTCAACGATTTTTAGTTTGCGGTTTTGAAATGTAATTGTTCCGTCCTCGCTAGGATTTACAAAAGGTTTTGAATTAACAGCATCGACGTACAAAATGCCGTTAGTCAAAACCTCTGTATTATCCGTTTTTATAATTCTTTTTCGCTTAGGAGTAAACCTTACATGTTCAATCTTCTGTGGGTTAGGTAGTTCACCACTTCCCATTGAGCCATCATCATCAGGCTTTGGGGCCTGATAGATAACCTCATGGATTAACAGGTGTTTAGGTATTGGTTTAAATGACACCGATCCTCACACTCCTTTTTCTCAAAAGACCGGTTCCTTCTAAATATGAAAGACAACTCGGAGCGACCCGATTGGCTTGCTTGCTAGTTGACGTTGTTGCGCCAGAATAGCTAAACCCACCAATAGAAGCGCTTTGACCGCTCGAAGTATTACCTGTAACATCAAGATCTATACCTTCGACTTGATAGTATTCTATTTGAGCACAACATGCTTTTTTAATCAGTAGCTGTACATGTTCAGAAAACTTATCCAAACCAATTTTAGGTACATGATAATCTGTCAAAGAGTCAATAATGTCCGAAGCCCTTTTGGATAGACGAGAAAAGTCCTTATCATCAACAGGAGTTCCCTCGTAATCATTCTTGTAAAAGGCTTCATCAACATAAGGTTCAGACATGATCTTCACCTACTTTTCTTTTTTGTCTTCCTTCTGATCGTCTTTGCCGGCTTTCTTGTCATCTTTCTTTTCTTCAACACGTTCTAAGAAAGAATCATCTAGATTTACAGCAACTTCTTCAGCACGTTTAACGGTCATATCAATGACCGTCCCTGCTTCATAAACTTCTTTAGTTTCTTTATCACGGAATTTTTTTAAAACGTTGTATTTTGCCATGTTTTTCACCGTTCCCTTTCTTATCCTTCTGGAGTAGCATCAATACCGAAGTAAGCTAGTGCTTTAGGTTCACGAATGATGAAGTCAATATCATCAAGCATGAAATGATATGTTGCCTGTTTGGCAACGGCACGGCTGTCTTGAGCAGCAGTTGTCAATGTAACAGTCAAACCAGAAACAACAGCGAGGTTTTCATAAGGAGTGAACAGAATTACATTGTTTTCCATAGACTCAACAACTTCGACGCCGAATCCACCGATATTGCGCAGGGCACCGTCCACTAATACTGCATCTCCCAAAGCAGTATTTCGATTTTGTAATTCAACAACATAGTTTGTTGCTGTGGCTTGAGACATAAAGAACTTAAATGTTCCTTGACGCAAATATTTCGGTTCAATTCTAGCAGTTGCAGCAGTTAGTTCTTGAATAGTCGGCAATTTTGCACCTACTACTTTTACTTCAGCAGATGCTTTAGCCATTTTGATGTAACCATCATTTAACTTCACGAATGCATCAGATGAAGATTCATCCCCATTAAATGCTAGATCTTGCAAATCCGCTGCATACTGAGCTTGCATTAGTGAAAGTAACGCTTGACGGACATCTTGCCCACGAGTACGAGCGGTATAAAATGTATTGCTGTTCTCGATCCATGTATCCAAGTAAACCGGGACAAGAGAGAAAGGTACTGTGTCTTCTTCTTTGATATCCGTGCCTGTATCTTCAGTGTTAATACCTAGATGTTTTTTCAATGTACGCTTTTTAACACCTAATTTATCCAAAGATCCTGTCCCTGATTTGGCAAAATGGACAAATATTTTCCCGATAGTTCCTGCAGTTGCAACTGCATCTAAGAAGAATGCTCGAGCATTGTCTTCACGTAAGGTAACATTGTTACCAGCTTTCAAGATTGCGTTCATTTGTTTGATCAATGTTTCATTCGATAAAACGTTTGTCATTTGTGTTTCCCCCTTTATTCAGAAATTGGGAAAGCAGCGTCCACATAAGATGGTACAACCGATTTCTCAACTTTTTCTGTGTAATTTTGTTCAGCATTGTTGCTGATTCGAGATTTTTCGAGATTCTCGATCTTCTCATTCAAAGGTGCTACGGCTTCTGATACAGCCTTAGCAATAGCATCAGCATCTAACTCAACACTAGCTTCCGAATTAACTGTTTCTGGTTTTTCATCTGATTTATCGCCTTTTTCCAAAGCTGATAAACGATCGTTTACTGGTTTGAGCGCTTCGCCGAGCGCTTTTTTT